CATCATATGGATAGTAAAATGTAGTATTTGGGAATGTTTTTGAAAAAGTTACTGTTCCATATAGGCCACCATCATTGCCCTCAAAAGACTGTGCAGCTGACTGTGATAAGAATAGAGGATAAAAATATCCTGAGTGACCTTCTTCCTCACTATAAACTTCATATGTTGTAACTGGGTCAATGCCAACTTCATTCCATGTGTTATCTCCATCTGTAGATGGATCACCTAAATCAACTCTAGCATAATTAGTTGAAATGAAATTAGTTCCACGAGCAACACCTGAAGCTAACTCACCTATTGTAGATCCGTCGTCAGAATCTAATGGAACACCACTTGTTAAAGCAAGTGCAATCGTTGATGGTCTTTCAAATGCAGTATTTCTAAAAAGGTGACTGAGTAGACCATTCTCTAAATAATCCGATAATGCGGCCATATTTTTCTCCTGAAAATAGAGTCCTAAGTATACACATCTACTATCTTATACACAAAAAAAGCCACCCCCAACTAAATGAGAGTGGCTTAATTTGCAAGGTAACTCTAAACTAGAAAGAACCAAGGATGATTCTTCTGTTATCTAGAACACCAAAACCAAGCTCCATCCAACCATAATAACCAGCTCTTTGCTGACGATGTAATGTTGGATCTTCGAATACCTGTAGCTGCTCCTTAACTGGCATAACAAAGCTGTCATTGCCAGATTGATCAAGACCAACAACAAGCTCAAGATCGTTAGCTTCTACATTGCCTGAAAGCTCGTTGGTGAAGAAGTCCTGGTATTCCTGGCCTTCACCTAGTTCATCTAGATCGTGAAGATTTACACCAAAGATACGTGTGATTGGAGCACCACCTTCTCCAGATGTATAGATTTCACGACGGGTGACTTCATCAACTTGGTCAAGACCCCAGTTGCGAATGTCTTCTAGAGCTTCTGGTGAAACGTATAGATCAGTTAGGCTACCACGGCCAACTGAAGCACTATTACCACCAGAATTACGACGCATTACAGTTTGCATAAGAGAAACTAGTCTCTTGCTGAAAAGACCGGAAGTTGCATCGCCGTCATAAACAAGGATATTACGATCTACACCAGCAGCAAGAATTGTCTGCCAGCCATCATCATTAACCTTCTTTGTAAAACCAGCTTCCATAACTTGCATGGCACGGGCAACAATATCCCATCTAGCATCGCGGGCATAGCGAAGTAGATAGTCTACTGAAGATGAAATGCCATAAGTTGGAATCATGATGTAATCACTCTCAACTGATCGCTCTGGAATTCTACCGTGACCAGGATTAGTGTAAGCAACGTGCTCACCTTCAAGGCCAGGGGAGATAAGATCAAGAGGATATTCAGTTGTTGCACCGGGCTCAACATTGATGGTTTCGAAAATGTTACCAAGAATGTTACCGACTAGAACGCCTTTACGAAGAGGGAGTTCTAGAGCTTTTGCAAACTCACGCTGTGCAGCCTGAGCTACGTTAATATCAGCATCACCCGACTTACGTAGGAGACTGATAAATTCATCAGTAGGTCTATTATTTAAAGCCATTGTGTTGTTCTCCTTTTTATTTAGTTTCAGGGTAGGTTGACTTCTACTTTAGCATAACCATCTTCGTCCTTAGATGTAAGGAAACGACCAACCTGTAGTACGCCTGAGCTACCAGGGGAATCGCCACGAAGATTACCAGCATTTACGTGACAAGCATAAGCTGGAGCACCAGCAGATGGATTACCAGTAACACTGTTAGTTACAACATACCCCTTACGGAGAACTGTAACTTTACCACCCTTCTGTACTTCATCCTTATACTGATTAAGGTGAGTACGAGTTAGGTCTTTGTTTACAACATCATTTAGTAGAATACCAACTGGTACACTCGCTGATGTTACCTGAGCATACTTCACAAGATTTACGCCTTGATCCATAGCTGCGCCTGAACCGGCAGTATCATGAACAACCACACCGCCGCGAGTTGCAACGCCGTCATTGTAAAAGAAACTGATGTCAGTCTGAAGTTCAAATCTATCTGATTTAAGAGCCATGTTTAATCTCCTTTTTCATTTACTTGCGTAATACGTTATTTTCTAGCCACTCGGCTACACTAGCCCTAGTGGACTGTAGCTCGTCATCATCCTCAGAAGCGTCGATAAGAGTTGCTTCCGTTGACTTAACGCCATCAAAAAGTTCTTCCGACACTTCTTCTTCAGCTTTTGAGTCTTCGACTGCATCAGAAGCGTCTACCTCTGCTTTTACTTCCTCTTCTTTCTTCATATCCTTTTTCATATCCTTCTTTGCTTTCATTTTCTTGTTGTACATAGCAACAATAGCTTCGAAAGCTTCGTCTTCTAGTACATCATATAAAGCAATTGATGCTTCTACTTCATCGGCATCAAAACCAGCTTCTACAAGACTAGCCTTGCGCTTTTCGTCTCGCTGCATCTTCTTCATTTTCTTCATCTCTTCTTCCTTCTTCATCATTTCTGCATCCTTAGCAGCGATTGAGTCTTCAAGAGCTTTTACAGCTTCTTCTGTAGCTGAAAGCTTCTCTGTTAGAACATTAATTTCATCGGCTTTAGCTGTTACATCACTTTCAAGAGCAGCAATTGTATCAGCATATTCCTTGTCTTTAGCAGCTTCGATTTGGGCACGAATAGCCTTGTTTTCTTCTTTAGCAGATGCTAGCTCATTCTGAACTTCTGCAAGCTGCTTCTCTAACACGTTAGTATCAGACATATTTACTTCTCCTTGTGAAACCTGAGTAAAATTAGAATCGTTTGTTGAGAAAGCTTTGCTAGCATCAAGAATAACACTTCTAGGATTTGCTGGTTTAGATACAAGACCCTTGCCAGAAAAAGAAATGTCCCTTAATGATCTACCAATTTTATAGCCTTCGTACTCTCCTGTGCCACCATACGCACGTAAGTGCTTTGTTAAAAATGATGACTCTTCTGTCCTAGCTACCACTTTAGCTTTTCCATCTTCTCCCAATACTGAATAATCAAATCCAGAGAATAAGCATTCCATTGAAACAAACCACTTGCCTTCTTCAATCTCAGCTATGATTTGTTGCATTCTTTGGCGATTCTCCGCATTCGTCCAACTATTGTAAAGAACGGCTTCTGTTATAATATCAAATTCTTGTGGAACTTCATCATTATTTTCAGCTATTGCATTGCCATTTCTATCTACAACATAACATCCAGTAATGTGCCCAATGATATCGTTTTCATTGTGCATAAAGTTAAATTGCTTATCTTCTGGCGTTGATCGTGCAGTCCAAGTAGCTTCTGGTGAAAAAACATCATCGTTTTTATTCCACCCAGTAGAAACTAAGACAGATTTAAGATAATATAAATCAACTTGTTTTGGGTTAGCACTACTAGCCATGATCTTGTCTAAAAATTCTTTAGAGCAAGATGAATGTGGTACAGTTGAAACTGTAGCTGGAGTACAATACGCAACAGATGTATCTGTACGTACAACTTCAGCGATACCGTCAAATATTTCGTTTTGATATATTCTCATAGTGTTCCTCTCACAATCTTTATACACAAAATTATTTTACAGTGCTTAGTTAAGCAATTTTTGCTCAATGTATCGCCCTATAATCATCCTGTGATAATCGTCAATAGTAGAGTTATCCATGTTGATATTAGATTCATTAATATAATCTGCAAATGCTTTGGGAGTCTTTTTGTTTTGTTTGAGTATAGCAATTACTTTATCATTTGTAACATCTTCCATCTCCACCAAGTTCGTGAAAACATCTAGTTTAAGTGTTTCTAGATCTTTGAACTGTGACTTTGTTAACTGTCTTAAATTCTTTTTATCTAGTGATGATAAAAATGCGTTCTTAATAATATAGCTAACTTCAGACCAAGATTTATCAGCCCAGTTAAAAAGTTCTGCAACTCCTGGCTTTGACCTGGGTTGTTCTACTCTTTGTTTTCTTGGTCCTTCATCTTGCTTTAGTGGTGGGCGACCATTATCCTTCTGTTGCTTTGCTTGTTTATCTCTTAACTTTATGTTGATGTCACCCTGCTTTTGTATTTTCTCAAGATCTTTCTTATGGTTAGCATTATGAAATGGGCCAGCTTTATCTGGATAAGCATCATTATCACGATCTTTTACTTCTCTCTTTAGTCTAATCTTTTCGATTTGAGGAATTTCCTTAAAACGCTCAATAAGAGTTTCATGGCTAATTATATCTCTATCAGCAAGTTGAATAAGTAAATTCTTTTCAGCAGCTTCGTCTGATAATGTCATTTGATCAAAATGAATATGAGCTTTATATCTAAAACCCATTGATCTACGGACAATCTCGATTTCCTTTTCCCAGAAACGAATAAGCTGATCTCTACCGTACTGTAGTCTTTCAACGAGTGTTTTAAGAGAGATAAAGTTATTGGTAAAACCGCCACCATTAGTAGCCATACCAGTTAATGTTGGTGGAACACCTAAACGAGCATAAATACTATTAAGAACAGATGTATATTTTTCAGATCCTAAGAATTTGTATACTTCACTGCTAGATTCTTGAAATGATAGTTCTGGACCCCAAACAAGTTCCATAGTGCCGCCGCCAACATTGCTAGCTAAAATATCACGAAGTTTATTAATAGCGGCTTTATTTGGGAGAATCTTGTGATCAAGATTTCCAAGAGTCCATAATCTAATGTTTGAAATAGCACCATCTAAAGCTGATAAATCAGCTAATCTCATTTTCTCAAGCATTACAATGTCATCAAGGATAGCATAAATCATGGGGTTTGCCCACTGTTTCCAATCATCTTTCTTGTAGTAGAAGACACTTAATCTTTCTGGCTCCAGTGGAATATCTTTTTGACCATCTTTTAAAGCTCTCTTGATAACTGGTGGTAATGTTTCAAGAACATGGCTAGGAATGTCACCAGTGGTAAATTTGTCAAAAAATGAATTAGTAGTAATTGTATAGTTATTCAAACCCATAAATAGGGATAGATTGCCATCTTTCATTTTGACTGTTAAGGGATTAAAAAAATTATATCTCCAAGGAATCTGATTTTGTGCTAGGTTAGGAACTTCAACTTTAATATCATTTGATAAAGCTTTCATGTATTGGCTTAATTGCGGTGTTATATTTGCATAACTACGATAGACAATGACATTTCCGCATTTATATAGATTGTTAAGAAATCTTTCAGATCTTTCTTTACCATTGACACTTTTGAACCACTGTTGATAGAAACGTTCAACGCTTTTATTTTGGTGAACAATCTGAATTCCCTGACTACCAAAATCACCCATTAAATCAATAATGTTACGAATAATTCCAACTTTATCGTATGCGTCCATACACATCTTGATAATGCGTCTTTGTTGATTTGGAACTGCTTCATTTGGTCTAAACGCATAATAATCGTTTGCATTAAAACCTGGACGAACAGATCTATTAGGCTCAATGTCTATGAAGTTTCTGTATGTATTTCCTTGTGTTTTTGATAATCCCGTGTAGGAATTTATACTTTCTGAAAATTGCTCAAAAGCATGAGCCTTACTTGTTGAGTCATTATCATTCCAAGTTATCATGTTTTCTTTCATAGTACTTTCTCTTAATTTGATTGTAATCAGATTGTCTAAAGATTAATACACATCTTTCATATATTCTGTAAACCAACTTGGACCTGAATACATATTTGGGTTTTGTTCTGATGCCCTAAAATCTCCACCTGTGGCAAAACCACCATAAAACTTATACTCGATAGGATCTGGGGTTCTTTGTAAAACTCTAGCAGCCATATTAGCCATTAATAAGGCTGAATAACGGTCTTTACGCATCTTACTTTTTCTGCCAGTTCCAACTACAACTTCAGGTGTGTCCCACCGATCTCTACCACTATTTGTTTGTGTCATCTGTATCATAGATAACTCATCTTTAAGTTCCTCTATATCCATTACGCAGTCTTCAAGTGTGTCGTAAATCCTAAACTTTACATTGTCTTCGGAAGCAGACAATCCAATTGTAATTGAATCAAAATATGGGAATATAAGAACTTTATCTTCAAAGTCTTTTCTCATACCGTGATTAGCTTCTGCTAACCAATCATATTTTGCAAATTGACACATCTCAAGGATATGTAACCCACGTTCTCCATCTGTATCCTTTTCTTTGTTATCATCAATAACAGGCCAGATTGGCATTTCCCCTTCTTTGATTTTATCCTTATCATGCAATGATTCCATAACGGCTACACCGCCACCTTGTGCGTCCATAGCAATGTGGATACATGGAAATAGCCTCATTAGATCTCTAATCTTTCTAGCACAGTATGAATAAAAATCTGTTTCTGTGGATAGACCCTTTTTCACCATTTCTTTGTGTTCTGATCTAGTGGTCGTCCAACAATGAACTATTCTTCTGTGATCTGGGTTTGCCTCAAGTATAACAATGCTAAAATTATCAACTTCAGAAGCTGGGTCAACACCAAATATGTATTTCTTTTCTGGATCACCAATTAAAGCTGCTTCGAATCTTATTTCTCTACCTTGACTGTCTTTTATAGAGTTTTGATCTGATACAACACAAGATTCTATAAGCGATCTTTTAAAAAATCCTTGTGAATCTCTAGTGAAACAAGCACCGTACTCCATTTGGTAAATACCGGTGTGTACAGTTGCTTTAGATCTTGCTACTTGATCTGCATCCATAAAACCTTTAGGTAAAAGTTCATAGGGGATTCTTATTATAGAGTATTGTGTCCAATCAAAATTTTCTGGAGCTTCTTCACCAAATATTTCTCTTAACTTACTCCTATCTCCTTTACTAGAAATTATTGATTTCCACTTCTTCCAGTATGTAGCAAAATGATTAAAGTCATAATATGCTGTTCCAGACAATATAATCTGATTGTCTTTTTTATGCTCTTTTTTATTATCTTTGGATTCGATTGTTACACCAAGTTCTTTAGCCCTTTTTTCTGCTGCTATACGCTTTACATTTTCTACTGGATCAGCACTAACAGCAGCAAAACCAGCAACGACATTTTCAAAAATTTCTCTTGGTATAGATGCAAATTCGTCTGCAAGAATATCATTGGCTCTCTGGCCTCTAATTTTTTGTCCATCACCAAGAGGTAAACATGTAATAGTGCTTTCATTTAATCTTAGTACGCACCTATCAGTATCTCTACGTGGCCCACTATCTCCATCGCATATATCTCTAAGCATTGGAGAATTACGCCATATAGTCTCCATATATTCGAATATAACCTTGGATTGTCTAAATGCAGCACCAACTACCACGATCTTCCTACGTGGCAAAATTAAAGCTCTTAGGACCGCATATAGAGATAGCATAAAAGACTTACCAAATCCTCGACTAGCAATCAACATTGGAAACTTACGGTTCCAGATTTCATGTAATATTAAAGCTTGAGATGGAAGTAAATTGATATTCAGCAACTGACTAGCAGTAAAAGACAAATATTCTGGCCTTGTCATTAAATATGCAAGTCTAAGGTGAAAATCATTTTCGCTTGGTTTGAGCATAGACATGGGATTAAATAGATCTGTATCTATTTGATCTAAACCAAGCCAAGCCTCATCAATATGTTTGAATTCTTGTTTTTTTACCATTTGCTAATCACACTATCCGCAAAACCATAATAAACAGCTTCCTCTGCCGACATGTACCAATCGCCATCTTTGAATTTTCTTTGAAGGTATTTTTTGACTTTTGGAATGTCATATCCTTTTTCTTTAAAGAAATCTCCCTTTACGCATTTAGATGAGTATATATCAAGCATATCGCTGCATATTTTCTTATCATATTCTAACCAATTATGAACATTTTGATATTGACTTATGTATCCACTTGTTCCATAATGAACCATAAAATATGAATTTTGTGTTAAAAGTCTTCTATTAGCAGCTTGCAAGATTATAGTGCTCATAGACTCTGTTTGGCCATAAGAAACTATGGTTATTTTTGATTTACATAATTTCATAGCATCATACATCGCCATGCCATCAGCCCATTCACCGCCCGTACTTTGCATATGTACAATTATATCTCCGTCACCCTCTATAGACAAAGCCCTTAGATTTTTGATAAAAGTAACAGACATTTTGTACTCAACACCTGGATTTTCCTCATAGCTATGGTGGTTATGTAGGAAAATTTCTCTGCTTTTCAAATTAGCACAATTATGATGAAAATCGAATAAAATTTCATTCTCATTTGAAGGCATTATTTTTTTCTCCCAATTGTATACATTTCATTAATACGCTTAAATATGCTACTAACAGCTAAAAATGCATTATGCTTATCACCACAGAATAAAACATGTATGTTATTATAAAGCTCAAATTCAACTAAGCACTTTAACATATACCTTCCGGTAATTTTTACTGATGATTTATTTTTTAATGGTATCCTTGTTTCATCTGGAAATTTAATAAGTTCTTCTAATGAAAATTCTAGAACAAGGAATTTATGTAGAAATGACTCCATTCGCTCTATTTCATTCATGAATGGATACTTCTTTTGCCCCAGATTGATTGCTAATTCTTCAACACATCCCTTTCTCTCTACGCAAACCTTGTCTTCTAAACCGACTATTGAATAATCGCCAGTATCTAGTTTTTGATCAATCATACCAGCGCATGTATTGAACTCAGAGAAAAAATAACCATCTTGTTCTCTAGTGTCTTTTATGACTGTAAATGGTGGTGCTTGTTTATATTTCATTTTGAATTATCGTATTGAAAAGTGATTCATAGTGATGTTCTTTTCCGCTTATTGATCTATGACAATTATAGCATAGCGTTATACCGTTCGAAATATCGTATCTGAGTGCGTGTGCGTGTGCCCATCGTTTTATATGGTGAACTTGTAAACGTGTCTTAGAATTGCAGTTTGGCATCCTACATCTTCTTCTGTCGCGTTTAAGTACATCTTTTCTAAATTGTTCGTATGCTGGATCGTTATAATTTCTTTTCATAATGATTCTATTCTATCAAATCTTACTAATTTCCTAACTTCTTTGCATAGAATTCTTGAATCTATAGATGAATCTTTTTTTAAAATCTGATTGACTATTCTTTCTACTAATTCATAACATACTTCATCTGGATCACTAGCCTGTATAAATATTGTTAAAAATGGGCTATCAAATTCTCTAAGTTCATATTTCGAAACTCTAGCGAAACAATCAGACAGATCTAGTGTTACTTTGAAATTTCTCATGTTGTAGCATAATTTTGATAAGACTAGATAAATCGTGCTTTGGTGCCCAGTTTAGCTCTTGTTTAGCTTTAAAAGAATCTCCTCTAAAGTTATCTATTGCTGAAGGGCGATAAAGTTTTTTATCTATAATGACATAGTTACTCCATTTACTTATACCCGCATAATCAAAAGAAATGTCCAAAAAATCCCTTATACTATGAGATACTCCAGTACATATTACATAATCATGTGGATGTTTTTGTTGGAGCATAAGCCACATGGCCTCAACATAATCAGCTGAATATCCCCAATCTTTTTTTGTATCAATATTTCCTAATCTGAGTTTAGGGAGAGATTCTTGAACACCAGAAGCAAAAATCAAATCACATTTTTCATCACAGCAAGAGGCAGTTAGATCCTTTTCTTTTATATTGTTCCTATCTAGATAGGATAAAAATCTATCAATCCACTTAGTTATTTTTCTTGTGACAAATTCCTCACCTCTACGTGGACCTTCATGGTTGAATAGTATTCCAGAACTAGCATGTAAATGGTATGCTTCACGGTATATTGAAACGGATTCATGTGCAGCACATTTAGCTATAGCATATGGGCTCTGTGGCATAAATTTTGTATTCTCGTCTTGATATTTAACACCGTCTTTTTCAATTGTGTATGACGGCCCAAACATTTCGCTTGATGACGCTTGATAAAATCTACATTTATACATACCAAAAGCAACTAAAGATTCAAGTATATTCAGGCATCCTTTTGCATTTACATCCCAAGTTAAGCTTGGTTGCTTGAAAGATGTTGCCACGTTAGACTGAGCAGCTAAATTGTAGATTTCATCTACATCGGCGTTATCAGAAAGAATACGTAAAATACTAGACATGTCGGTAACATCTCCATCAACTAGACTAAAATTTGAATTATTTAATATATGCTTGATTCTTTGTGTGTTGTCACTACTACTTCTCCTAGAAACACCAATAACTTCATAATTCTTCTCAAGCAATAAATCTGCGAGATGGCTTCCATCCTGACCAGTTACACCAGTGATTATAGCTTTCATTTAATTTCCTTTAGTTGTATTACAAAATAATAAGACTTGTTTGTTCTGCGGATGAATAAAGATACTCATAAACTATATTATTTTCTTCTGCAAATTCTAGCCAAGCTTTAATTTCATGTAGATGGAAACCATCATATGTAATGAATTCATCAAAAACTATTACTACTCCACTTTTTATGTGTTTTTTCATAAAACGTAATACTGTTTTTGTTGATGAATAAACATCACAATCTATGTGAATCAACGCAACTTCGCCAGTATAATTTATTAGAAAATGGGGAAGTGATTTATGAAATAAACCTGTAACAAAAGAAACTCTATCATCATTTATATCTGGGCATTTACCATTGGTAGAAAACATACCCTTTTTAAATTCTTTTCTCCAATCTTCTGGTAATCCAAAAAAAGAATCAAAACCGTAAATTTTTCTATCTTTAGTATGATTTAACATTTCTTTGATGGATTTTCCACTAAAAACACCAAATTCAAATAAATCACCCTCTTTAATCTCACTTAATGATTCTCGCAAAACATCTAAATTGACTTCATGATGAAGAACTTTACTTTCAGATTTTATTATATCTACCTCCATTTGTATTTTTTTTGGTATATCACAAGTCATTCATGATCTCCTAAATTGTCTAAAAAAATTTAACTAAACCTTGATCTATAAGATTTTTTATTGCTTCATATTCCTCTTGAGGATTATGTAGAGTTCCCCTTACTTCATTATCTGCATAATGATGTTTTTGCCTATCCCACCAATCGAAACCGGTAATGTAAATTGGTTTTACAAAAGATTCATCATGTAAAAATGTAAATATAGCAATTAGGCCAGTACTAGGATTTTTAACTGGAACATTTTGACGAACAAAATCTCTAGTTGTTTTTTCACATTTTGGGAATGCGGACTTTAATTCTTGATATAGTTTATCCTTTGTTTTGTCCCACTCCCAGCAGTGCTCTATAACCCTATCAAAACTTTTAATTTCTGAAATATGGGACTTGTTGACAGTAAACCATATATTTGTTTTTATTCCAGTGTATTTTTCGTGATTTTTTATTTTGAAACTATTGAATCTAACAACAATATCAAATGAATCTATTGCAGATCCATTTTCATTATCAAGAATAGATGATCCATTTCCAACTATGATAATTTTCTTTTTTGGCATTGTACTGCCCATGTTTTATTCTACCATTTTGAATATATAAAATACTATGGATAGCTCAATCGAAAAAACAACTAACCAACAAGGTAATATAACATATAGTGATTCTGGACTCATTCTTTTTCCTTTATCATTCTGTAGTAATCTTCGGTGTAATTACCCTGCTTGCAAGCTTCTAAATACCAAAGTTGTGGGGTAAAAAATACTCTGTGATGAACATTTTTGTTAACAATGGCTGAACCCTGTATTTCAAACTCCCAAGGGTTGAAATTATTTACACCAACGCAGTGATACATGAAGTGAGAAGACCATAAAGATGCCTGCAAGGACAAAGTATAGTGACTAAACTGACGAAATCTAAAAATATCTGATGTTATACGATGATATTGGTATAGAGAACTGTCTTGATGAAAACCAAACCTATCACATTGATTTGTAATAAAAAAATCGTAGTATTGGGCAAACTTTTTTTCATCTATTGTTTTGGTGATGAAATAATCATCTTGGAGCCATAAAATTGAGTCGGCCTTTATGTGATTGATGGCTTTTTTTAGTCCAGATCCAAAATTTTTAGTTCTGCTCTTAATTGTTTGGAATCCTGGTAAATTTGCATCAAGATCAGTAGTTAGTATATATTTTTTAACGTCTATGGAATGATCCCAATACTTATTAAAGAAGAATAGAAAATCTTCCCATAAGAAGCTATATTTGTCACAAGATCCAACTAATATTGCAAAATCCATTAGTTCACCGTATCTGGAGTTAAAAATGGTTGGTCAACAAGACCGTCTTCATATTTATGAAACTGGCCGAGTCGCTCTTCTTCTTTTTTCATCGCAAGTTTCATCTTTTCCATCTCTATACCGTATTCTTTTATTTTTTCTGGACTTTGCATGAGCGTAGCGACCCAAGATGTGAAACTTTGCTTGCTATCTTCCAATCTTTTGATTCTTTGCTCTCTTGTTCCCTTCA